CAGTCGAGGTTTCGGTAAATCATTCATGCTTTCCCTCTATGCGGTACTCAGGGCGCTCATATTGCCCCGTAGAAAGGTAGTTGTTGTCGGAGCGGCATTCAGACAGTCCAAGGTTCTTTTTGAGTACATGGAGACTATGTGGCGCAATTCTCCAATGTTAAGAGATATTTGCGACGGAGACAGTGGCCCGCGCAGGGATACTGATAGATGCACCCTTCGTCTTAATGATAGTACAGTCACTTGTTTGCCTCTTGGCGACGGTCAGAAGATTAGAGGTCAAAGAGCTAACGATATTATTGCTGACGAATTTGCTTCTATACCTAGAGAGATATTCGAAAACGTTGTTGCTGGTTTTGCGGCTGTTAGTGCAGACCCAGTAGAAAACGTAAAAAGGTTAGCAGCGAAAAAGAAAGCAGAAGAGCTTGGTGTATCTTTTCACACAGAAGAGAAAGAAGTTAAGAAAGACAATCAGATTATTCTCTCAGGAACAGCTTATTATGATTTTAATCATTTTGCTACATACTGGAAGAAGTGGAAGTCTATTATTAAAAGCCGAGGAGATATATCTAGGCTTAGAGAAATATTCGGGGAAGATCCACCAGAAAGTTTTGATTGGACTCAATATTCTATAATACGAATGCCATATGAACTTCTACCAAAGGGATTTATGGATGCCGACCAAGTAGCTCGATCTAAGGCCACCGTTCATACTGGAATTTACCAAATGGAGTACGGTGCTTGTTTTACAAGAGACTCTCAAGGCTTTTTCAAGCGTTCTTTGATTGAGTCTTGCGTTGTTTCTGAAGACTCTGCTATAAAAGATGAAAATGGTAATGATATACTTTTTGAAGCGGTTTTGCTAGGAAACCAAGACAAGCGTTATATATTTGGTGTTGACCCCGCATCTGAAGTTGACAATTTTAGCATTGTTGTTTTAGAAGTACACCCTTCGCATCGCAGGATAGTTCACTGCTGGACAACGACACGATCAGAACATAAAGAGAAGGTTAAGCGCGGATATTCTACTGAAACAGATTTTTATGCTTACTGTGCTAGGAAAATAAGAGATTTAATGAAGTTATTTCCATGTATACATATAGCAATGGACGCTCAGGGGGGCGGCGTTGCTGTAATGGAATCCCTTCATGACAATGATAAGATTAAAGATGGAGAGGCTCCTATTTGGCCAGTTATAGACGACGACAAGCCAAAAGATACAGACGGAGAACGTGGGCTACACATATTAGAAATGTGCCAATTCGCTAAATACGATTGGTTAGCCGAATCAAACCACGGCATGAGAAAAGACTTTGAGGATAAAGCTTTATTATTTCCAAGATTCGACCCATTGACATTAACAATTTCTGGCCATGAAGACGGCACTAAGGGAAGGATGTTTGACACCCTTGAAGAATGCGTCTTAGACATCGAAGAGCTAAAAGATGAATTAGCTATGATTCAGATGACTCAAACTTCTGCTGGTAGAGATAGATGGGATACGCCAGAAGTAGTTGTTGGAACTGGCAAAAAGAGTAAAATAAGAAAGGATAGATATTCAGCTTTACTGATGGCAAACATGGCCGCAAGAACTTTACAAAGACTACCAACTCAGGCAGAGTATCAATTTTATGGAGGTTTTGCAACTGGTGGATATATGCCTAAAACAGACGATAAATTATACAATGGTCCAAGTTGGTTTGCAGATCAGATGAAAGATGTGTATTAATACGTATACATTCCAATTACATTCCAATTGAGGTTAAATATGAATGACGATATGCTTACGTGGGGCGACGGCGATGATCAAGGCAAAGCCAACGCTATGTCTCAATTCTCTAAAAATGTAGAAGCTTATAGCGGACTAAGTAAATCTCAGGGCAATCACTATCGCCACTTCATAGACATAGAACCCAACAGGTCAGTGCGACCGGGGTTCCAGCATAGCGATTATTATGCTTTTCGCCCAGAGGAAGCCGTTCCCACTCAGCAGCGTAGAATTATCAAAATGTGCATGGATGCATACGATAAGGTTGGTATCATTAGAAATATTATCGATCTTATGGGTGACTTTGGAAGTCAGGGTATTCAGATTGTTCACAGAGACAAGAGTGTTGAAAAATTCTACCAACAGTGGTTCCGCAGCGTTAATGGCAAAGAGCGTTCAGAAAGATTTCTAAACAATCTTTATAGAACCGGCAATGTTATTATTTACCGTAGCTACGCTCAAATAACACCTAAATTGAAGGATTACATGAAGGCTCTTTCTTCTGATATCAAGGTTGAGCTACCATCCGCTGCGCCAAACGAAATACCTTGGAGATACAATTTCTTCAATCCCTTGACCGTAAAAAACAAAGATGGCAACCTATCTTTATTCATGGGTTTACAGAACTATACAATTACAACGAATTCATTCTTTGACAAATTCAAGGCTGGTGATATCCCTAATCATGTATTAGATACTTTACCTACGGCAATAAAACAAAGCTTAATAAGGGGAGAGAAAGATATACCTCTAGACCCAGAACGTCTTAGTATGTTCTATTACAAAAAGGACGACTGGAGACAATGGGCAAACCCCATGATTTATGCCATATTAGACGATATAATTATGTTAGAGAAGATGCGACTTGCTGATCTTTCAGCTTTAGATGGCGCTATATCTAACATTAGATTGTGGACGCTGGGCAGTCTTGAGCATAAGATCTTGCCCAATAAAGCAGCTATTAACAAGCTTAGAGACATTCTTGCCAGTAACGTTGGTGGTGGCACTATGGAACTCGTTTGGGGTCCAGAACTATCTTTTCAAGAATCTCATAGCGAGGTTTACAAATTTCTAGGTTCCGAGAAGTATACCTCCGTGTTGAATAGTATTTATGCTGGACTGGGTGTCCCACCAACTCTTACTGGAATGGCCACAAATGGTGGAGGCTTTACAAATAACTTTATTTCGCTTAAAACCTTGGTTGAACGATTACAATACGGACGAGACCAACTCATTAGATTCTGGGAAAAAGAGCTTGAGCTTGTGAGACAGGCCATGGGCTTTAGATACAAAGCTCACATTCAGTTTGATCAAATGACTCTATCTGACGAAGCTTCGGAAAAGAATTTGCTGATTCAGTTAGCAGATAGAGATATAATTAGCCACGAGACACTATTAGAGAGATTTAAGGAAATACCACAAATAGAAAAAATAAGAATCAAAAGAGAGGTTGACAAAAGAGAAAATTCTGGTCCACCAAAAGCTAGCCCTTATCACAATCCAAATCATCAGCAAGACCTTGAAAAAATGGATAAACAGGGGCAAATTAACTTAAAACAAGAAAAAGAAAAACAAAAACACTCACAAAAACAAAACACCAACACGGATATAAAACCCGTTGGTAGGCCCAACAATTCTCAAGATTCTGCCCCAAGAAAACAACGAACAGCAAAGCCAAAATCAACCCCCGGAGTTGCCGAGTTTCTTAACTGGGCTGAAAAAACTTGGGAAAAATCCGGCTCTATTATCAATAAAGCTTTCTTAGGATCAATAGGAAAGAAGAATTTAAGGCAACTAACGAAGTCTGAAGCTAACACCTTAGAGCTTTTAAAGCTAGAGGTTTTCTTGAACCTAGATCCATTAAGCGATTTTTCGCACGCTGATGTATTCTCTATACTAAAATCTAACCTTGGTATACCAAAAGACCTTCAAATGAAGGTCAAAAGCAAAAAACTTTCCTTGGATATAATGTCTGTTGATGAATTTAAGAATAATTCAATTGGTATTTTTCTTTCAGAATATATGCAATAATCTACTTTTTTTTCAATCTTGTGTATATTTCTTTAGCTAGAGGCTTATATGCAAATACATAAACAAGAAATCTTAGACGGTGTAGCTGAACTTGTGGAATCAAGTGCCAGTATAGCCTACTGTACGCCCGCTGTTTTGCAATCCAAAGAAGAGTCGTTAGAACAAAATTTTGACGAAAAGTTCAGCTTTACTATCGATAAGATTAAAGCCTCTAATGCTAATCCCGAACAAATAGATCTTTATTATCTAAAGTCGGTATTAGTTTCTACTGGCTGGAATAAAAATGATGATGTGTTCAATCCGTCAGAAACTTGGGCGGCTAGAAGCACACCGGAAGATAAACAATTCAATTTTATGCACGATGAAAACGACATCATCGGTCATATTACTGGTAGTTATATCATTAACGAGAGCGGCGAAAGAGTTCTTTCCGAAGAAATGCCACCCAAGTTTGATATAGTTACAGAAGCAGTTCTTTATAATAGCTGGACTGATCCAGAAAATAGACAGAGGATGAATCAAATTATTGCTGAAATTGAAGAAGGCAAATGGTTTGTTTCTATGGAGTGTTTATTTGCTGGATTTGACTATGCTTTACTTAGTGAGTCTGGTGAAGCAAAGCTTTTAGAAAGAAATGAAGGCTCTGCGTTTTTAACTAAACACCTTAGAGCTTACGGTGGTACTGGTGAATATGAAGGATACAAAATTGGAAGATCTTTAAAAGAAATTTCATTTTCTGGCAAAGGACTTGTTTCTAAGCCTGCAAACCCTCGTAGTGTTATACTTGATTCAAGTAGGGCATTTTCACTAAACGATATAACTATAACTAGTTTTCCAAAAGGAGATAATGATATGTCAGATACAAATCTTTTAGAGCAGCAGCTTGCAGAGTTAAAAGATCAGCTAGCATCTGCAAAAGAAGAAAACACATCCCTCAAGTCGCAGGTAGAGGCAGCCGCTTCCAAAGAAGCGCTTGAATCAATCGCTGCTCTTGAGACAACTGTTGCTGAAAAAGAAGAACTTATCAATAACCTTGAAGCTTCTGTTTCAGAAAAAGAATCAACCATCAAAGAACTTCAGGATTCTATAGCTAAGAACGAAGAAGACATGAAGGAAAAGATGGAAGAACTCAAGAAGATGAAGAAGGAAAAGAAAACAGAAGCCCGCAAGGCTTCTCTTCTTGACCTTGGCTTAGAAGCTGAAGAAGCTGAAGAATCACTCGCTTCATACGAAGAGTTAGATGATGCATCTTTTGAAACTGTTCTTGCCGCCATGAAGAAAATGGCCGACAAGTACAAGAAAACAGAAGAAGACAAAGAAGAAAAACCAAAGGCTGAAGAAGCAGAAGCAAAAGCTAATGAAGAAGCAGAAGAGGTTTCGGAAGAAACCGTCGCAGAAATCTTAGAAGAAGTTTCTACGTCTGAGGCCACTCTAGTGGACGCTTCGGAAGAAAAAGATGAATTATTGGCCACAAGAGCTAGCGTAGCAGAGTGGCTTGAGACCAACGTACTTAGCAAATAATTAAAGGAGAAATTAATTATGGCTTTAAAATCAGACAGATATGAACTCCAGACAGATATTAGTTTTTTCTGCGACACCGTGCTTGATCGTGGTCTTGTCGTAGTTTATCAAGACGGTACTGGTTCTGGCGCTGCTATGGATCAGGGTGTAGCTCTTGTTGCTGCCGAAGCTGCTGACGCTGATAGCGTTCCAGCTGGAATCCTGCTTAACGATGTTGTTAACAAAGACCTTACCAGAACTCACCTCAACCAGCACAAGGACGAGGTTCAAAAGGGTGGTAAAGTTACGATACTTCGCAAGGGTTATGTCGTAACTAACGCCATTGAAACTGGTGTTACCCCCGGTGTTGGTGATGTTGCTTATCTTTCAGACGCTACAAGTGGCGCTGAAGTTGGTTATCTTAGCAACGCCGTTGGTGCTAATGGCAAGGTAGTAGGCCGATTCTTATCAGCTAAGGATGCTGACGGCTACGCTAAAGTCGAAGTAAACCTTCCCTGATTAATATAAAAATAAAGGAGACATTTAATATGCCTATTACAGAAAGACCTAGTGACGAATTCATCAATCTCCTGCGTAAATCAGGTGATGCCGATGTTAACGTAGCTCAGGCTGCTCAGAGAGAGTTTGCCAAAGCTTTAGAATTACCTCTTCGTAAGGGTGTCTTGGTTGGCAACATCCTTGGTAATATTTTCGAAACCATCAATGTTGAGTCAGGCTCAACAACTGAATTCCCTCTTGATCTTATCAGCCCGGGCCTTGAAGGCGAACATGTCGCTTATACAAATCCCGGTCATGGTAGAATTCCAGAGCGTTCGGTTGAAGGCGACTATGTGATGATTCCAACTTATAGCATTGCCTCGTCCGTAGATTATCTTCTGCGTTACGCTCGTGAAGCTCGTTGGGATATTGTTGGTCGTGCCATGCAGGTCATGGAAGCTGGCTTCGTAAAGAAGATGAACGACGACGGCTGGCACACGCTTCTTGCAGCTGGCGTTGATCGTAACATTCTTGTTTATGATGGTGATGCAACCGAAGGCCTCTTCACAAAGAGGCTTGTTTCATTAATGCAAACTGTCATGCGTCGTAATTCCGGTGGAAACTCGGCATCTGTTGGTCGTGGTCGTCTTACTGACCTCTACGTTTCGCCAGAAGCTTTGGAAGACATCAGAAACTGGGGCTTGGATCAGGTTGACGAGGTTACTCGTCGTGAAATCTATTCCGCACCAGAAGGCGGCGCTCCATTGACTAGAATCTTTGGCGTTAATGTTCATGACCTTGACGAACTTGGCGAAGGCCAAGAGTATCAGTCGTTCTTTACCAGCGACCTTGGCGGTTCCGTCGAAAGCAACGATGCTGAATTAGTCGTTGGCTTAGACCAGTCGTCGAATGATAGCTTCGTCATGCCAGTTAAAGAACAGCTCCAAGTTTTTGAAGACCCAACCCTGCATCGTCAGCAAAGAGCTGGCTATTACGGCTGGGCCGAACTTGGCTTTGGTGTTCTTGACAACAGAAGAGTTATTCTCGGTTCTTTCTAATAGAATCATTATTTCTTTTCTTGTTATCACATGGAAAAAGCCACCTTCGGTCAGGGGGTGGCTTATTCCTTAATGGGCATTTATCACCAAAGGAATCATGAATTGGAGCTAAAATATGGCAGCTTTATCAGATTATTTAGAATCTGGCATATTGACACATCTATTTAGGACGGAAGTTTTTTCTAAGCCTGAAAATATTTCCATAGCTTTAACTAGTGGCGTACCGCAAGACAACGACTCTGGATCTACAATTCCAGAAATTCCAGTCTCAAGTCAGCTTGACTCTGTTTCTGTTAGCACGAATTATAACAGAATCAGTCTAGGAAACCCTTCTGTCAATGGAAATTCTCATTGGGGAAGATCTGGTTTCGATGACATTACAGCTTTTACAGTTTTTACTGAGGATGTACCATCTTCTGGTTATTTTTATCCTCTTTACTTATCTGAATCTACCGCTACAAATAATGACATAGATGCAGTCAATAATGCCAAAACGGCAGACGAATACACTTTTTCAGAATATCCCGGAGTTTCATTTTTTGGTCCTCACAGCTTAACAGCAAGCGGTGAGTCAAATCCGGGCTATACAATGTACGAAGGTAATGGGTTTATTAAAAATACTACACAGTTAGTATTCGACACCGCTCTGACTGACTG